AGGATTCAGAAAGTACATGGCAGCGGTTGCGGTACTTCAAGGCAATTCATACGCCTATATTTTTAGAGATGGCGCGGGTAATCCTATTAATTTACTGCCTTTACAAAATTGTGAAGTTACTCCAGTGTTGGGTACTGAGGGCGGTTTATACTATCAGGTTGCAACAGGTGACCCGATTTATAGAAATGTTCCTGCGGTAGTAAGTGCCTATGATATGATACACTTTAAGGGATTGTGCATAACATCACAGTTTGAAGGTATCAGCCCTATCAGATACCACGCGCAAATGTTAGGCACTGACCTTGCAGCTTGGAAAGCCATGAGCAATACTTTTAAAACAGGTACTAAAAAGTACATGGTGGCGAGTGATAAGCCTTGGGGCACTGAGCAAATGAAGGCAACGCAGAAGTCAATGGAGCAAGTGTTAAACAATGATTCACTTGTAATGGCTGTTCCATCTGGAGTAAGTGCGCATACTATCAGTATGACACCTGAAGAAGCGGGGTACTTACAAGCCATTAACGCAACGGCTAAAGACATAGCACGTATGTTTGGCGTGCCTGCTTCAATGATTGGTGCGGATGACGGTGGTAATAAATCATCTGTGGAACAAGATGCATTGAACTTCTTAAATCAAACCTTACATCCATGGGCGGTATCAATCGAAGCAGAGTTGAAAAAGAAACTTATCCCTGAACGCGACAAGCCTACGAAATTCTACAAACATAATTTCAATTCACTTCTAAGGGCGGACGCAAACGCACGTTCTGAATTCTATTCAAGAATGCACGCAATAGGGGCAATGTCGGCAAATGAAATCAGAATTACCGAGGACATGAATACTTATGAAAGTGGAGATACTCACTATGCCAATGTAAACCTTGTACCAACGGAATTAATGCCCAATTGGATTCAGGCAAAGATTGACAGCATGGACGCAACCCAAGAACAAACTAACAACCCAACAGGAAACAATTAATGGAAAAAAGAATATTAAATATCAATTGGCAGCTACGCAGTGAAGATGACACCGTGAAAGAAGTGGTGGGTATTGGTGCTGTGGTAGACCAAAAAACCGACTTAGGATGGTTTGAAGAAACTATCATGCGCGGTTCTTTTGATGAAGCCGATATGTCTGATGTTGTAGCCCTATTTAACCATGACCCTAATCAAATATTAGGTAGAACAAGCGCAAAGACAGCTAAGGTTTTTATCAATGATAACGGTGATTTAGAATATAGCTTTACCCCTGATTACGAAAACCCAACTCATGTAAGTGTAGTTAGGTCTATTCAACGTGGTGACGTAACGCAAAGTTCATTCGCTTTTACTATTAATCCTGACGGTGGAAGTGCTTGGGTGAGTTCTGAAAAGTACGGCAACTATGGACACCGTGAAGTAAGAAAAATTGACAAGGTTTACGATGTAAGCCCTGTTACCTATCCTGCATACAAAAACACAACAGTAAGCGCAAGGGATAAAGAAAGCCTTGAAGCTGAAAGACGTGCCTTGACTACTGAGCAGGACAATGGCGAGGAATTCCGCGCTGAATACACAAAGAAATTCTACGAAACTATCATAAAATGAATACACAACTAAAATTGAAAGAAACCCGCGAGAGCCTTTCCGCAAAGGAAACCGAATACCGCGGTCTGTTAGGCGGTGAAATGAACGCTGAAACCCGTGCTAAATTGGACGGCATCCTCGCAGAGATTGAAACTTTGAAAGAAGACGAAAAGCGTTTTAACGCTGCTGTAGAAATGGAAGCACGCGCGGCTAAAGCTGTAGGCGGTGCATCTGCATCTAAAGGCGAAGAAAAAGAACTTAAACAATTCTCTTTCAAACGTGCTATTGATATGGCTCGCAGCGGTAAAATCGAAGGCTTCGAAGGTGAAATGCACCAAGAAGCAGAAAAAGAATACCGCGCAAGTGGTATCGCTGTGCAAGGTGTAGGTATCCCTACTATGGTTTTGAAGCGTGACATGACTGCCACAGGTTCCTCAGGAGCAGAAGGCGGATATGCTATTCAAACAAACGTAGGCGGTCTTATCACTGCGCTTTCACCAAAATTGGTTTTGGCAGGTTTGGGTGTTAGCATTTTTGACAACTTGGTAGGTAACCTTGATTTGCCATCATTTGGTACTGAGCCAACCGCTGCTTGGGAAACTGAAACAGGTGCTGCCGATGAAGTAAGCCCTGCTGCTACAAAAATCAGCTATACCCCTAACAGATTGGCTGCGTTTGTTGACGTATCAAAACAATTGATGATGCAATCAAGCCCATCAATCGAAGCATATTTGCGCGACTTCTTACTTCGTGCTGTAGCTTCTAAGTTGCAAGCTGCTGCCTTGCACGGTAACGGTGGCAATATTGACGGTATCGCAGGTACTGCGGGTATCGGTTCAGTAGTTGGTGGTACTAACGGTGCTGCTCCTTTGTGGGATGATATCACAAACTTGTACAAGCAAATTGCTATCGACAACGCTGATATTGGAAACTTGGCATATTGCACAAACCCACAAGTGATAGACAAATTGCAAAACACTCCTAAGCAGTCAAGCGGTGTTGAAGGTAACTTCATCATGAACCAACCTAACTTGCTTAACGGGTTTAACGCTGCTGTAACTACAAGCGTATCAAGCACCTTGGTAAAAGGTACTTCAGGTAGCGTTTGTTCTGCTATCTTCTTCGGTAACTGGGCTGACCTTGGTTTGGCTTCTTGGGGTGGTATGGACATCCTTGTGAACCCTTACACCAAAGGCAAAGATGGTATCACTGAAGTAATTTTGAACACTTACCTTGATGCAAACGTACACCGTCCTACTAGCTTCGCGGCTATGTTGGATGCGTTGACCTAATAGGTTTTTACTCCCTCTTGCCCCGCTGCCGTCGATGGCGCGGGGTTTTGGGGTGGATGAAAATCAAATTTATAAAGTCACCCGCTAAATTTGGACTTGCCTATTTCCAAGGCGATGAAGCTGAGTTTGAAGAAAAGCAAGCAAAAAGCCTCATTGAAGCCAAGTTTGCGGTTGAAGTAGAGCAGCCGAAAGCCAAGAAGAAAGCCGAATGAAAAACGTAGTTACTCGCAGTTATCAAAGTACTGCATACATCACAGTATCTGACCTAAAAAAACACTTAAGAATAGTCAGCAACGAAGATGATATGTATATAGCGCGTCTTTTGGATGCGTGTTTTGAATACGCGAGTAACTTCGTTGGCTTTGAGATTCGCAAGTCTACGGTGGATTATTTCTTTGAAGACACCACGGATGGTAAATTTCACATCCCTGCACGGGTTTTATCTTTGACCTCGGTTAAATATCGGGACACAAACGGGGACTTGCAGACAATGGCAAGCACTGACTATGACGAAGTATTAACTATTTCCGCTAATTACGGGTATGATGTGGCGTTGATTAACTCCGCACCTACTCTTTACGATTACGGATGGAGATATAAAATTACCGTTGTAGAAGGCTTTGGAATATCAAGCGATACAATAGATGTTTCAAAGATGTTTCCAGAGGATTTAAGGCACGCTATTTATCTATTCGCGGAGCATTTATACACTCAACGAGGTTCACAAGCGGTTGGGGTTAATGTCGCGCCTTTGGATTGGAATCACGAACACTTACTTTACAAGTACGCTATAAGGGAATTTGTATGAACAGCGGTTTAATGGATTCTTTAATTCAAGTGCAAACGCCTACTTATACCAATAGTGCGTATGGGGTAGCGGTTAAGCCTTCGGGATATTCAACCGTGAAAAATATATGGGCGAGGATTCAGTATAACGGGGGCAGTGAAGCGATGGCAGCGGATAAACGCGAATATCGTGAAACCGCTTCCGTATCTGTTCATTATATTGACGGCAATACCATAGGTGTAACGGATGTTCTTTACTTCGATTCTAAGCGGTGGAACATTAAAGGCATCCAACATATCGGAAGAAGACAATACATTAAAATGGAGGTTGAAAATGTCAGCTAAAGTTAAAGGTATTGGGGACGTTGTAAAGGCGTTTAATAAGATGAAAGAGTTGGAGGTGAAAGATGTATTAAGAAACGCTGGGCAAGGCATTATAAACGCAGCACGGGCAAATTGTAAAAATCACTATGTTAAACCTCAAATTGATTTCATCACAAAGAATGAAGACAAATATCCGAACACTGTTTTGTTGGGTATTAAAAGCGGTAATAAAAACGGTAGCGACACTCTTACAGTACCCGCGATGGCGGTAATTGAGGAGTTTGGGACTGCGGCAAGGGTACGCAAAGACGGGAGTAATACAGGCTATGTGGCGGCACGTCCTTTCATGCGTCCTGCGGTGGACTCTAATAGAGAAAGAGTTACCAAGATAATCAAAGAGGGCATAACCGATAAAATCGAAAAACAAGCAAAAACTAATAATTTATAAATCATGGCAGAAACAGCAGGTGCTATAAACGGCACACTCATCAAATTGTACAAGGACGTTTCAGGCACTTTGAAGCCTATTGCTAACCTTGTTTCTAACGACTTCAACTTGGATAAAACCATGATTGACGTTACATCAAAATCAAGCGCAGGGGCAAAGGAGTTTATTGTAGGTGACTACACTTGGACTTGCTCTGCTGAATCCATTACCGAATTTGATACCTCAGTAGGTTCAGGCGAAATCTCTTTGCAAGACATTCTTGCAGATGAAATTGCAGGCACTTCTTGGAGCATTGTAATCGGAACAGGTGTTGTAGGTGACATGAAATTAAGCGGTGCTGCTTACCTTCAAAACGTAAGTATCTCTGCCCCTTACAATGACAAGTCAACCTTTACTTGTGATTTGCAAGGAACAGGTGCGTTGACCGTAGGAGTATTCGTATAACGATGAAAGTTGGAGGCAGCGATTATCCCGTTTACTTTTCGTGGATTGCAATTGAAAACATTAGCGCGGCTCAAAACCACGCTTCACTTGACGCGACAGCTAACCAATTAGGCACGCTTGTCAATACCTTAAAATTTGCCCGTGTGGTAGTGTTTGAAGGTGTAAAGGCAGGGTGTAAAAAAGAAGGTATAGAATGCCCGTTCCAAACAAGTGAGGACGCAGCCGAAGCGATAACCAAGTTTTCAGATGCTAACAAAATACTTGAAGAGTACGCAAAAGCGGTGGCAGATTTCTACACCGTGGTAGAGGATGATAAAAAAAAAGGGGAGTAGGGAAACCCCTCACGTTCTTAAAAATTAGAGCTATGTGCTATGGGTACGGACTGCGACATGAGGAATTAAACAACTCGACAGCGCAGTTCGTATCCTTATTTTTACAAGGCAATAGTGAACGCGAAGCGCAAGCAATAAGGGCAGGGTGGGAGCAGGCAAGATTAGTAGCTTCCTCGATGTCTAAAGGAGCAAGCAAAATTAAATTTGAATGGGAACGTCCGAGCATTGGAAAGGTAGATATACCAGAAGAGATTTGGGACAAGTTCACATTTGATACAGGTGGCAGAAAAATGACAGCAGAGGACGTAGTGAAGTTTAAACTAAATGGAAGCAGGTAAGGCAATATATTCTATTCTAAGCGGTGATGCTACATTGACCGCAATAACCCCGCGCATTTATGGAAATGAAGCGCGACAAGGGATTGTTTTGCCTTGCGTTGTGTATTCTATAATCAGTGACACCCCGCACAATTCTAAGTCAGGTTATCGGGCGGTAACTTCAAGAGTTCAATGTTCATGCTATGCGGAAAAATACGAAGACGCGCAAGCATTGGCAATCATAGTGAAAAACTCTTTAGCGGATAAGGCAATGGGTAATTATGGCGGTGTGACGGTTCAAAACATTAAATGGGATAGTTCGCAAGACTTCACGGACGATGCGGGGCAAGATGGAATATTTCATGTAGCGGTTGATTTTATGGTATACTATGGCTAAGAATAATTTATTAAATGTAATACTTGGCGTAGACACAAAAGGCTATGCGAAAACTTGGGATGAAGTAATTAAAATCACCCAAGAAAGTGGCAACGACCTTGAAAAGGAAGCCACTAAGATGGCATTAGCTGTCAAGAAAAAGATAGAAAATATGTCCCCTAAATCACAGGCGCGTCAGTTTGAAACGCT